GACGGATCTACGATATCACGGCTACCTACACTAAGTTCAATTTAAGGACAATTTGCTTTCAGATTGGTCGATTGCGAACATATATACCGAGAGATTTGAAGGTTATAAGATTTTTAACAAAGCGAAGTAAATTGTTTGAAAGAATGGATTTTGTGTGGATTACTGAAAAACAAGAGCGTGTTACAGAATATGATCATCCTTATTTGCATTCTGTAGAAGATTGTAATTGTGACTTGGAAGGAAAAATAATTGATAAAAAATTTGATCACACTCCTGAAGTCGTCAAAAGGTTTGATTGTAATTCTAAGCTTGAAAATCAAGAGATGTTTCTTCGTCTCTTTTCGAAGCTTGCATCAGGCTATTTGATGGAAGGTGATATTGTAAGGAGCGTGTCTGGAGGAAAAGATAAAGCTGCAATAGAACAAGTGTTGCGAACTATGAAATTTCAAAATACGGAAGATCTTGATCCGTTTTTTTTGAATAAAACGGTTCCGAGAGAGGCTTTTCTTCCTAGAGTTCCTGCGCCTGTGCTTGAGGCTATGAAACTTTGGGACATGTATTATTTCATGACATATTTAGGTGTTAATAAAGATAGAGCTTGGTATGATCGCCATGTTTGGAAGAAGTACATGTTTAAATCAGATGAAGGAGTGGTTTTTTCAGAAGGACGAGAATGGAATGCTAAGCATGACACATTAACCTCACGTCTCGTTTCAGAGCGCTCCTGGTTCAACAGATGTTATTCTGGTGTCATAATAGATAATGAGTATTGTCCTTATATTTCTTTATCTCATGATGGTATAAATTCTAAGATTATACATCATTTTAAAAAATATGATCATCCAACATTTAACCTTTCAGAAGAAGCGAAGACTTTATCGCCTCTTTTCCAAGAAGCCATTAAAGACATGAATGAATATATGGGTTTGGATCAGCATCTGGGAACTCAACGGGGTGATTATAAGCCCGAGGTGTTTGATGAGATGGGTTACGTTACCAGCAGTTCGGCTGGTAGACGACCAGGTGATCATGAAAAAATTGGTACTGGGACGAAACTTGAAACAGTTTATACTGTTAATGGCACTAAAGTTGAACAACATTCATGGTATGCTGGTAAATGTAGACAACAATGTGACTTAGTTTATAATGGTAATCAAGAGGACATAATCTTTGAAGGTGATTCAGGTTACATGACCACAAAACGGGAAATACATGCTACTTATAAGCATGACGAAGCAGGAAGAACTGAAGAAGTGAAAGATCTTCGTACCAAGGTGAGAGATTTTTTTATACTTACTTATTTTATAGTTCTTCTTGGGAATTTGTGGGGTCTCTTTAGACAAGTAGTTGAACGTGGTAGATGCATTAGAATAGGTCAAGTTTGGTTTTTTGGTGGAGCTCAAAGGTTCGCTGAAGAAATGAACTATGATGATGATGACTGGGTTTGGGAAGATGGTGACTTCTCAGGTCTTGATAGGACCATGAATAGATATCTTTTAGTTTTATATATCATGTCTGGTGCACAATATTATGATTGGAAGAATATGACACCGTCTAATGTAAGGCTTTTTAAGGCTATAGCTAGATACTTAGCTGAAAAGATCTCAATAAAGATTGTTAATGTTTATGGTAATGTTTGGAAAATGATGTACGGAGTGATGCCATCAGGAATTTTTGAAACCTCTCATGGTGATTCTTGGTGTGTAGCGTTTTTATTTTTCTTGTATGTCAGGCATGTCATGAACACAACAGGTAAATATCAACTTGTAATGGAAGCTCTTAAGAAGGGCCATATAAGGTTTGTGGTTTATGGTGATGATCATGTGATAGGTACAAAGAAGTATGTTAATCCTTATGTTAATGAAAAGGGTTACGCTGAGTTTGTGCAAAAATTCTTTGGTATGAGAATTCGTGATTCACGTCATATAACTTCCTTTTGCTCAACATTGAATAGGGATGGTACAATGAATTATTCTGGTGTTGTTTTTTTGCAGAGGTATTTTGTGAAATGTAATGTTGAAGGAATGCCCAAAGTAATGCCAGTTAGGCCAATTGAAAAAATAATAGTGAATTGGGGGTATGGAAAATCTGCAACTCGTGATATGATCATTGATTATGTCTTGGGGATTACTGGCCAAGCGTATGATTGTGGTTATAATGCCCCTGCTTATGCATTTTGTAAGTTTATGTATGAGCAACTTATTCCGCTTTGTGGAGAAATTGACTTTGAAGCTCTAATGTTGGAAAAAATTAGAGCCAGAGGAGATAATGATATTAAAAGATTAGTGAGTCGACTGGGATTGTCGTCTCAGCAAATAGCAAAGGGATTTCCGTCTTGGGATGATTGTATGTCTATGCATATAATCAATAATGAGAAGAATCAAATAACTCATTCTAAGGTGGATGAAAGGCGCACAGTTGTATC